ACGTTGCATATCCAATTTCTGATAATTCAGAGTCTTTTTCAAATTCTACATTTTCTAGATTCTCACATCGCACGAATGCTTCTCTTCCAATTTTAGTTACACTTTTTGGTATTTTCACTGAACTTAGTTTTTTACAATAAGAAAATGCTGCAAGTTCAATTTCTGATAATTCAGAGTCTTCTTCAAAATGTACATTTTCTAGATTCTCACATTCTTGGAATGCATTTCCTCCAATTTTAGTTACACTTTTTGGTATTGATATTGATTTCAAATTCGTAAATCCTACAATACGTTCAATAATAATGCATTTTGATTCTTTTTCAAACTCAATTTTCTCAATGGTTGTTTTGTTTTCTATAAAACTTAAATAATTAATAATATTAGTAAAACTTGCTGGTATAATTATTTTTGTCTTTTTTTCTTCCATTATTTATTAATTTTTTTATTTTATAAAAATAAAATAAAAAAATTATTGTTTTCGTATTGATTTTTAATTTTTTTATTATATAATATTATGGTATAATAAAAAATAAGCAATTATTTATTGGACTATGAAATAGGTATATTTCCAAGTATTAGCACCATCATCAATACCTCCACCTGTCTTATTGTACAAATAAATAGTTACAGTGTTTGATGCTGTTATATCAGCACCGCAATATAACAATCCAGAGTTCAATCCAGAAGGAGGTTGTAACATTATGCGATCATTAGTATCAAGACCGGTAATAGTTACGTTAACAGAACCTTTAGTAGTTGCAGTAATATTACCAGGGTCTACAGAAATTGTACCGGTGACAAAATTTGTAATATATGATCCATTGGCTCCAATTTGTAAGCCATCGACAGTTGTTCCTCCACTCAAAGTTGAATAACCATCGACAACGGCATTACCGTTTACGGTTAAATTACTAGTAACAGTTGCATTACCAGAAACTTTCAAATTACTAGCTTTCACATTTTTTGAAATTAAAGTAAGAAATTCAGCTCTTTGTTTTTTAATCCCAGGAAAGCTTGCATTATAAGATGTTTGTGACATTTTTTATTTAAAGAAACATTTTTATTTTTTTTATTTTATTATTTCAACAAAAAATATTATTAAAAATTTGAATTACATTTTCCGGACTGTAATCTTTATAACAATTTAAATCCATATCTTTGTAGTCGTCCTTACTAAAATTTCTTAAAATTTCTAATAACCCATTTTCATCATAGTAGTAAATAGCCTTATTTCCTAATATCTGTTTATAATTGTCATTTAGAACTACTCCTCCATATGTTATTATTGGTTTATTATTTACACTGAAATCTGCTAGAGAAAGACCAAAAGATTGACCTAAACTTTGAGCTTCTAAACAACAATCACAAGTATTTATAAATTTACATTTATCTTCAATTTCAACAATTTTTTTTAGAAAAATTATATTTGGACTATTATCAAACTTAGGTATATTTACAAATACGAAATAAATATTAGGGAAAAATCTTGCTGCTTTTTTCACTGCATTTATTGCAAATTTAATATTAAAAGAATCATAGCCTCCATGATAACCAAATACTGTTGATTCATTTGGAATACCTAGTTTATTTCTTAGATTTTCATTTGTTTTATTAGGTTCCATAATCATATGAGGAACAAACAATGACTTTCCATATTTAGTAGCAATTTGTTCCGAAACACCGGCATAAACATCTCCATGTTTTTGAGACATATCAAAAACACAATGAATGCTAGTTTTTATTTTTTTTGAAAAAATTCCATCGTTTGTACCATATTTAATTACATATAACATATCACAATCTTCTTTTTCTAGTATATTTTCTAAATCATTCATATCATCGTAATAAAATATTTCAAAGCGTTTCTGAAATTTCTTTAGAGCAATATCTACATTTTTATTTTCCAGTATAGATGATTTTGGCGCAACAAAAATACTTTTGTAGCCTAATATTGATTCACTATAATGAGCATAGTCAAATAATGCTGTACTGGTACCTCTAACACAAAAAAAATATATATGGAAAGCAATTTTTTGAATTCGTTTATTTTTAAAAACCAACTTATTTTCCTCTCTATAGTGTAATTTAAACTTACAAGCACTTAAAAAACTTTCTAGTAAAAATATTTGATTTTTATTCACTCCCTCTATTGTTATATATTTTTCATTTTTTACAACTTCAAAATTATTTAAAATATTTGAATCAAAATCGTAGAATAATTTTAAATACATTTTTTTCTTTTTCTTTTAGTAAATCCTTATATTAATTTATAAATCAAACTTATATTGATTTAGTTTTTCTTTTCATCTTTTTACTTTTTTTATTTTTCTTTTTCGTTACTTTTTTTTTCTATTGCTCGCAACCTTCATTTTAATTTGATTTAGATTTTCTTTTCAAAATGGTATAAAAATATATAAAATGTCTTAAGAATATATCTATCGACCATGATTGCAGATTAAAAAAATGACAATGGTAAATGATATATACCAGTTAAAGTAAAATTCAGAACCTGATTACCAAGTCCATAATGACAAACTACAAAAATCGATATTAAACTACGTATTCAAAAAAATTGATTTTTATATTTTTTAATTCTCAAAAAAAATAACCGCATAAACAACAGTCAAACAAGATGCAAGATGACAGATTCAAACAACTAATGTTAAAAATTCCACGTGAACTGAACGAAAGCATCAGAGACTTAGCTGAAGGTAAACCTGAAGACAGATATGGACGTGTTTTATCTCAGATTAAATGTCTACTCATACCTGTTTGCGGAGGAGAAAATTGTAGATACGCGGCAGTAATGCATCGCGGAATGTGCTTAGGTAGTAAGTTTCTTCACAGACAAACTCGCGCTATTTGTAGAGTAGTAGATGGTTGTGGAATTGCGTTGAGTGTTCATGGACATAGTGTTTGTTATGAACACGCAAATATTTATACTCCATATGAGTATACTTACTTTCATTCTCATTGCATACCTGAGTGGGACAGAAGAAAAATGGAGAGAGAAATCTCTATGATGAGACATTGAAGAATGTAATGTAATAATAGTTATAATTATATAAATACAAATCTTATATTTTTTAATATAAAATTTGATAATATTCGAACAACACGAACCAAATTTTATACACTTCATTCATGTTTTGAAAACTACTTGTGAAATTATGAATCTTATATATAGAGATTTTCAGAAAAAATTGATTTTTATTTTTTTTATTAGAGTTAATTAGTAACTATAAAATGAATAAGAGAAAACTAACCTCTGGAGAAATCGAGTTTTTATTAGATTTTATAAAACCTAATGAAAAAATTCCGCCGGAAACTTCAGAGTCAGTTGTCATGCTTACAAAAAAGAGGTTTAAAAAACAGCTTGTTGACCAAATGATTTATCCAGAGGTTATACCTCAATTAAAAGTTTTATTGGAAAAGAATTACCGAGAATCTTTAATAGAACCTGGAACTTCAGTTGGTATACTTTGTGCTCAAAGCATAGGCGAGAGACAGACTCAAAATTCAGTATCGTACCACGAGGAAATTTTCGTCAAAAGATACGGGGTAATTTTTAAAACTACTGTGGGTGAATTTATCGAGGAAGAAATGAAACTTCATTGTGAAAATGTATTTCAATATGAAATAGATAATTATATTAAAGAAGTTTCTCACATTGAAGTTTTAACAGTTTCCCAAAAAGAAATAATAGAATGGAAGAAAGTTTCTGAATTGAGTAAACATCCAGTCAATGGCGATTTAATTAAAGTTACAACTGAATCTGGCCGAGAAGTCACAACCACTCTATCTCATTCACATCTTAAAAGAGAAGATGGTGTAATAAAACCAGTACTTGGGTCAGATCTTATAATTGGAAATAGAATCCCTGTTATAAAGAAAGCTCCTGTAATGAGATATATTAGTAGGTCCATTAATTATAATTTTTTAGATATTATGTGGAAACTGAGTGAAAAAGGAATATTTTCAAGATTTATCAGAGGACAAATAGTCATTCAAAAAAAATATATAAAAAAACTTGAAAATGCTTTTAATGAAAACAAGATGCTTATGAAATATTCTTATTCTTTTGAGGATGATTTTGAAACTATCACTCATGATTATTCCCATATCATATGGGATAAAATAACTAATATCGAACTTATTAAACAATCTGAATATAAACATAAATACGTTTATGATTTTTCAGTACCAGGGAACGAAACATTTGCGTTATTCTCCGGAATAGTAGTTCATAACACACTAAACACCTTGATTAATTTGGGGTGAGTAATACCAAAAGTATTGCTAGTCTAATTGAATGCATTAATTATTAGGCAACACATTCAAATTGCGGGAAAATCTTGATAGGTCTATAGTACTAACTTATTTTTTTTGGAAACATTATAAGGGTAATAGTTAACTACTATTAGAGTAAAAATCTATAGAATAGAGACAATCCGCAGCCAAGCTCCTAAGTCCGCTATCATTTCATTTAAGGGAAGGTCATAGGAAATCGTAGGTTTCTTATATGTTAGGATATGGAGAAGGTTCAACGACTAAATGTTTGTGGGTGTGAGAAATCTGACAAATTTCAATGATCGCTTAAGATATAGTCTAGCCCCGCCTGAGAAGGTGTCACATAGTGAATGTAATGATACTAGAAGTAAATGTCTAGTTGAACATGGTATAAGCGTTCACAAAGCAGGTCAAGGTGATAAGACTGTTACAACTGGTGTTCCTAGATTTCAGGAATTACTAAATGCGACAAAATCTCCTCGTATGGTTAATTGTAAAATTTATTTTAATACCGGTAATAAAACAATTCAAGAACTTAGAGAAACTGTAGGTCATAATTTAGTTTGTCTTACATTACCTGATTTCGCAGAAAATATAAGTATAAATATGAAAAAAGAAAGTGAACCATGGTACGATGCTTTTAAAATTCTTTACAATGATAGATTCTCTGAACATACAGACTGTGTTACAATCAAATTAAATAAAAAAATTCTATTCAAGTATAGAATAAATATTCATGAAATCGCTGACAGAATTGAGGAAGAATGGGATGATTTACATTGTGTTTTTTCATCACAAGATATTGGACAGATTGATGTTTTCGTTGATATGTCAAAAATAAAATTTACAGAAACACAACTTCTATATGTAACTGATGAAAATGTCAATGAAATATACATGGATGAATGCGTTGTTCCAAATCTTGAAAAATTAGTTTTTTTTGGAATACCAGGAATACAGAATGTTTATTATACAAATGATGGCGATACTGGTGAATGGTATGTAGAAACTGATGGAAGTAATTTTAGAAAACTTTTAGGACATCCTATCGTTGACATGTCAAGACTTCACTCAAATAACGTATGGGACATTTATCAAACTCTTGGAATCGAAGCCGCAAAAAAATTTCTTATTTTAGAATTCGAAAGTATCATGGAAGGTAAATTATTTTATTTATTTTTATTTTATTATTTTGTCTAATATTATTATCATATTTCAGGAATCAACATTTGTCATGTGAAGCTTCTTGTTGAAAAAATGACATTTACTGGAAACATTTCATCCATATCTAGGTACACTTTACGAAAAGATGAATGTGGACCTTTATCTAAAGCTTCTTTTGAAGAAAGTGTTGATCATATGGTTAAAAGTGGGTTTGCCGGAGAAGTTGAACACTGTAGAGGTGTATCCGCCTCAATTATTTGTGGTAATAGACCTAAAATGGGAACCGGTATGGTTGACCTTAAGATTAATATAAATCAATTAAAGCATGCAATTCCAGTATTTAGAGATGTAAAAAATGATGGAAAAGTATTAGAAGATATGAATAAGATAAAAATAAGCTGAAAAATTATATATTAATAAAACTGTAAAAGTACACATAAATTAATAAATATTATTATATGAAATTATATTTTATTTAGAAAAAACTTACTATCCATATATCAAAGGTCATTATTAGTATAAAGTTATATAAAAACAAAATGAAATACGAAATAATACTTAAAAAAATAAAAAAAAATATTGTCATATAATAAAAAAATGAGTACGCAACTTTTTAGTTTAGAAAATACTTTTGAAAATGAAGTATCAAACAAAGTTACTATAAAAAATATTCCAAAAAAATTTAATGCTCTATGTAGCGCGAAAATATCATTGATTGAACCAACTAGTAACTTATGGCAACAAAGTTTTCCAATAAAACAAGATGGTGATTTCACTAATACATCACTGGACAGCAACGAGTCTATTTATAGTGAAGTATTTGGATCTTTTATGGTAAATACTTTTATAAATATCACCGTGCCTTCGGCAACTAAAACAGAACCAATATATTTAATGTTTTATTTACTCCACTACTATAATGGTAGTTATTATAGTTATAGTTACAATATATTTAAAGTTGATAGTAGTGAACCACAAACTTTTACTTTCACAAATTACTGTCAAAACACATGGGCACAACTTTATACACATTTTAGAATTGATGATCCTCTACTAAATTATCCAGATTATACTTTAAATTATATGAAAGCTTCATATGTTTCTATAGATAAAATTAAGGCAGATGCAGGCCAATTTTACACATAATTTTTTTTTTATTTTTTTTTATCTTGTTATAAGATAAAAAATGTCTTTGTTTAAAATAGAAAATATTGCAGTAACGAATGCAGTTGAAAAAAGCAATCTTTTAGATGCTCCTAAAATATTTCCTAAATTATTTAGTGCCGGGGCTACATTGGCTCAACCAGTTTCTATCTATGAAACTAACTTTGAATTAGTGCCATATGGTACATGGGTAAATACATCTTTGGAAAATTCTTCTCAATCTATTTATTGTAATGCTTTTGGTAATGTTCAAATAGCAACAACTATGAATATAACTGTACCATCAGCTACAAAATCCGATCCAGTTTTTTTATCTTTAGTTATTTATAACGTATATGATAATTCTTCATCATATTATAATTACTGTTATAATAATTTCAAAGTCGATAGCAGTGAACCACAAACTTTTACTTTTACAAATTATTTCCAAAATACATGGGGTGATTTATATACTTATTTTTACTTAGAGGATCCTTTATATAATTATCCTAGTATGACTGTAAATTCAGTAAAAACAACATATGTTGCAGTTGATAGCTTAAAAGCAGATGCTGGACAATTTTATATTGATTAGAAAAAAAATTAAGGTGATATTATTTTATTATTATATAATTTGTTTTTATATAATAAATAATGTGCTATTCTTTCAAAACAAGTATTTTATCTTACATTTTAGGAATGATTTCCGGAATATTTGCTATATTGACAAATCAAATTGTTTTAGGTGTTCTGATACTTACATATTCACAAATGCAATTGGCTGAAATGCTAATATGGCATGGTATTGATACAAATAATGAAAATTTAAATAAATTTGGTACATCATACGGAAAATATTTATTAGCAACCCATAATATTCAATCGGTCTTGGAATTATATTGTATATACATTGTGTCAAAAAACAAAAATTAGAAATAAAAGATTTTATTCCATTAATAATTGGAATTCTGTTTTTCATCTTTATTTTCATTATTTATTATTTACCAAATAATTACGAAAATTTAACTTACCCCCTTGATAAATCTTGTGTCGATATTGATAAATGCCAGAATCCAAATAATAGATTAAAATGGCCATGGCCTCATGATTGGTATATTTATAGTTATATTATATCTCTTATTTTGCTATTTATTTATATAAGACCTTTAAATTCAATGATTTGGTTAGGTTCAATGTTTACAATTACTTTCATTTACATGTTAGTATTCAATAAAAAGGTTGTTGGTAGTTTATGGTGTTTTAGCACAGCAATTCTGGCACCTATATTGGTAATTGTAAATTACTTCTTGATAAAAGGTATAAATACCCAATCTATTTTGACTTAAATAAATATAACAGAACTTAGTTTTTTATTATTTTTATAATAAAAAAAATAATTATCGCTCTATATTGGAATCGAACCAATGACATCTAGGTTAACAGCCTAGCGCTCTACCTTCTGAGCTAACAGAGCAAGTGATACATTTGCGTCACAATTTATATTTCACACTTCTTTAAATCACATTTTATATTTTTTCGAAATTTCTTTTAATTATAAATAAAAAATGGACGATGACTACGAATATTGCATGATAAGAAAATTAGAAAAAAAAGATATTGATGACCTGAAAGACATCATAATAAATTTAGAAAAAATAAACAAAGAAAAATTTGAAAAAGTTGAGGCTATCAACTGTTAAATTTTTTAATTATAAACAATACACGTTTTATAATTAATTCAAATGAAAAATTGATTTTTTTTATTATTGTTTTATATCAAATCAAGATATTAAAT